ATTTTTGTGTACCATTCTTGCCAGTTTCTACTTCTTTTTTTAAATTTTTAGTAAAGCTCATTTGTTTAGCTTTCTTTTCCATATCATTTAGATACTGTACAATTTTTCTAGTGACTCGTTCCATTTCCATTCTGCCTTACTTTATCTTTTAATTTTTCTACATCCTGTAATGCTTTTTCTAGTTGCTTGTTAAGGAATTGTATATTAACCTTGTTTGTCATATTTTGTTCTTGAGTTATCTCAAGTTTTTCTGTTGACTTGTATAAGTCTTCTATCAACATAAACTGTTCTTGGTCTGTGGGTAATTGTTCACTCTTTTTTAATAAATCTGCTTGAAACAATTCTCTTGATGTCTCAAGGCTTGTTAATCTAGATGTTACTTCTGTATAAGCAAACACACCCATAGCAACGCCAGCAATGATTGCTAACATATTTTTCATCGGCATACTTATTGATGTATTTTCATTTATTTTCATTTTTTCTTCCTACCCATGTAATAATCTCCAGGTTCATAGTCCCATCGTTTACCGTGGTGTCCTCTTATATCTGCGTACCACATTCTTAAACGCACTAACCATTTTCTTACAGGCCTAGGCATCTTTTTTCTTTTTCTTACATTTGCATCTTGGCGCAAATAAAAAGTTATTTATACGTTCAAACAAATTATCAATAGCACCAAAAAATTTATATAGCATTCTATCTAACATTTAATTTTTCTATTTTAATTCTATCTTTGTCCATTTTTTCTAATTCTTTTGTCATTTCTTTTTGTGCTTTTTTGTCAGCTTTTTCTCTATCTTTAATACGTTTTACATACGTTTTATAATCTGGTCTTTCATGGCCGTATCTAGACCACAAAGCCATAGCTTCCTTACCAATTTTACCATCAATTGGGCAAACGGTTCCTGCAGAAATCATGCTCTCAAATACGCGCTCATCCTGGCAGAGGATAGCCACGGCTGCTACACGCATCCCGAAGTCATTTAGTATTCTAGCTAACTTTAATCGTTCACAATTTTTGTCAATAAAATGTTTTCCACCAGTGACACCAATACCAAACGTTTGTACACCAAGTGATGCACCTGTGCTACATACATCTTGTGTCATAGAATTGTATGATGGTGCTGACGCTGTGGGCGGTGCTGATCTTACATTAGATGTTGAGCTAGTTGTACTTGTTGTGTTAGAGGATGATCCAGATTCATATGTGGTTGCTCCTCCAGTATACCCACCTTCAATACTTGTGTTTGATCCTGATATGTTAGTTTGTGTTTCTGCAGAATGTGCTGGTCCACCAAATAAAGCTAACAAAGTTAACATAAATATTAACAGAGCTGTGAATCTGTAGTCCATGCGCAGACACTCCATTACTTTAAATATAATATTGCTATTGCTGCAATTACACAACATCTATAAGTAAAAATTGTTTTATCAGATCTTGTATAAATCAATTCAATTTTATCAATAATTTTATTAATCATGTTTTTTTTCCTCAATCTCATAGAAGAACTTGTCAGTATCTTCTGTTATCCATTGTCCTGAGTCCTCTACACTCCATTCATTTGTTTGAACTTTCCAATCAGGAATGTTGTCCTTAACTGTGAACGAGGGTAGATCCCAAATTATTCTATTGTTTGGCTGAGCCGCATAGTTGCCGTCTTTTAACGCAATTATGTGAGCGCACTTATGTTCGTGCGGTATTTCGGAATGTTCCGTATCGAGTATATTACTATCTGGGTGTGCAAAGTCAATGGTAAATAAATATTTACCGTGATGCCATTTTTTATCTTTACCTATGTATTTACCAGATGCTGTGCTTAAAATATCAAATATAGTAACAGCAGGAAAATAACTAAAAGAGTTCCAAAGCTCCAATTCATCAAGTCTTTTGGTTGGAACATCTTTCGGTTCATAACCACATTGAATAAAAGCCGTAATTGGGAGCCTATAAAAGATTGCACCATTTCCCATAATAGCATGCCATAAGATAGCGCGACCTGTAATACAGCTAATACCAAAGATAATACAGTCTTCAACTTCTCCATGATGTTTTTTGCCGTCATATAAATACTCTCTTCTTATTTGTGCGTAGGTTGGTGGTATGTTTGCATTTAAGTAAGCCATGATTCAATACTATCATCAAAATCTCTGTAATCCACGGTAATTTCGTCGCCCACCTTAATATTTTTTAATGCAATTCCATCATCATCTACATTAGGATCTTCGCTATGATTAATATATTTTTCATTGTCAATACTTAAAACATATTCGTTTTTACTGTCTTCATAACCATGTGACTCAATAAAATTAGCAAATGCTAAAGGCATTTTTGGTAAATTTGTTGTATCAAACCTAAGTTCAAACTCAGGTCTTACTTCTTTTATTTTTTGTCCTTTTCTAATATTTTCTTTAGAAAAAACTCCAACACCTTGTATTTTGCTCTTGTCTAAGTATGTGTTTATTAAAAACATTATCCTTTTATTTCTCCCCAATTATTACCAGACTCATAGTCAACTTTATTAGGGATTTTTAATGTAACAGCCTCTTCCATAATTTTAATAATTTTTTTAGCTTGTGACTCTGATTCTACAGAAATGTCTAATTCATCGTGTATCTGTATGTGTGGTACAATACCTTCTTTATATAAATCTAACATAGCTTGTTTAGTCATATCTGCTGCTGACCCTTGTATTAATTTATTTAATGCTTTGTAAGTATAAGCTCTTCTAATATTAGCTTTTGTAGCTTCTGGATATTTTTTAAAATAAGCAGCTTCTGCGTCTGGCTTACTCATAGGTGATACTAGTTTACCTGCATTCCATTCTGCTATTTCCCATTTGTTAAACCTACATCTTCGACCACCAAAAGTTTTTATATAACCAAAGGCTGCTCCATCTCTAGATATTGCATCCATCAGATCTTTTACAAAAGGCACACTGTCGTGATATTTATTAAATAATTTTGTTGCCTCATCTTTTGTAGATAGTCCTAGTTCTGCTTGTAATTTAGCTTTACCCATACCATAGAATAGACCAAGATTAATTGTTTTAGCTTGTGTTCTAGATATGTTTGCCATGTCTGCTACAGTTTGGTGAAAATCAATAGAATTGTTTTGAAACCTATCTACAATATCAGTCACTTCTTCATCACCTTTAAATTTAGTTGCAGCATAATGTACAACCAGTCTAGGCTCTTGCTGAGAATAGTCAAAACAACCCCACTTGTGGTTTTCCTCTGGTATAAATAAAGATCTAATCATAGGTCCTATCTGCTTGTTCCTCGCTGGAATCTGTTGGAGGTTAGGGTTAGAATAAGAAAACCTACCTGTTACAGTGCCACCACTGTCACCTCTAATAGGGTTTATATCAGCATGTATTCTACCTTTGTGTTGGTATTTAATAATTGTATCAATAAATGTAGTATGCGCCTTGTTAATTTCTCTAGCTTTTGCTATCTTATGTACCACAGGATTTTTATGTTCTTGTAAAAAATTTTTAGTAAAGGAAGGTGCTTTTGTTTTCTCTGTTCTTACATAAGATAAACCAAGCTTGTCAAAAACTTTGGCAATGCTTCTTGCTGCCCATATTTGAGGCTCTATGCCTGTTTCTTTTTTTACTTCTAGGAGTAAGCTTTCTTCTTGTGATGCTAGCTGTTGCTTTATTATATGAGCTTTTTGAACGTCCACTCGAACGCCTTTAAATTTCATGTCTATAAGACATGGAAATAATTGTGTCTCAAGGTCAAACACTCTTGTTAAATCTTGTTTTTTAATTTCAACAGATAATTTTTTAAATAAAGATAAGGTTAACTCTGCATCTTTTTCAGCATATGCTCCAACATACATTGCAGGTAGTTTCCACATTTCAGCTTTTGCATCAATTCCTGCCTTATCTGCTGCTGCACGTAGTGATGTCTCGTCTTTAACTTGTCCAAGATAATCTATTGATAAACTATTTAATGAATAAAAAAATCTATTCTCATCAATTAATGAGGCCATAACCATTGTATCTACAATGTGGCCATTAACTTTAACACCATATGCTCTAAGCCAACACACATCGTACATTGCATTATGAAATAATTTTACATTAGGTAGAGCACAAACTTCTTTTATCCAACCCATTACAGCTGCTTTGTCAAAAAAATTACCCTCAGAATGCCCAAAGGAATAGTACCCAGACCACCCCTCTACAGCCACTGCTATGCCTACAATTTCCCCATTACCTACTAGTGCACCAGATCCACGTGACTTTAGTCCCGGGTCTCTCGTCTCTAGATCAATTGCTATATACTTGTGGTCTTTTAAATCAGGGAATGACTCTGGACTTATCCATTCAGTAGGTGCTTCAAACATTAATTATAATCTCTCTCTAATATCATTTCTAAATAATGTATTGCTTTGTTGATGTCCTCTTCCTTTCCTTTGTATTGATGGCGACATATATATTTTATAGCGTTGCCCTCTGCAAAAAGCAATTTGTTTTCATTAATAAATTCTGCAGGTTGAATTTTCATAGACTTGTAGTGTTTACCACCCACTTGTTTATCTAATGAATTATAGTTTATTCCTTTAAATATATCTTTATTGGTCATACTATTGGTTCTCCTATTGTGTAATAATAATCTGATGTTGGTTGCATTAAATATAAATTTTCTTTAGCTCTTGTTACACCTACAAAGAATAATCTATGTTCTGGGTCTGGGTCTTCATATGCATTACGATATATAAATTCATCTTGTCCTTCTGCACCGTAATCTGGAAACAAACAAATGTTTTCACACTCTCTACCTTTAGAACCATGTAACGTAAGTAACTCTATATTTGGTTTTTTCATTAGATCATCACCTCTTTCTAATAAAGTTTGCATGTATTCTTTGTACTGCTCTGGAATATGTAACTGTTTCCAATCACCATCTATTAGTAAACCATGTTCTTGTTTTAACTTATCTAAATCAATACTTTTAACATTTTGTAAACTTTTACCATCAGAGAATCCTCTCGCTACATGTCCCTTTTTTACCACAAGGTATTGGTAGATTATTTGTGCCTCTTCACCAGATACAAATGCACCTTGATTTAACCTAGTCCAAACTTGGTAGGCTTCAACAACAGAATTTGGTAATCTTGTATTTGTTTTTGCTTTGAATCTAATACCTAGAGAATAAAAATGTTCTGATATATT